CCTAGCCGACGTTTTCGACTCCGCCTTCACGCTCGGGCTCATTATTGTGGTCATGTTCAACTCTCCATGCTCGGACGCCTAGCAGGCCGTCCTCTACTACGATCTGGGTAATTATAGCCCACCCCCTACGGGCTGCGTGAGAGTTAAACTGGGCTATGGCCGCATCCACAGCCAGCGCCGGCACGAACACCGACGCTCCCAGCTCCCACTTGTCCCACTCCACCGCGATGCGGACCCCGTCGGGGCTCATATCGTCAACTGAAGCAACCAGGGACTCACTCACCGCCTACGGCCTCCGACAACAAGTCCGTCAGCAGCGGTACCTCTAGCGCCCACACCGGTGGCAGGGCCTGGGACGTGCCCGTGCCCATACGCTTCATAGTGCTGCGCGCTCCCACAGACGCCGTGAGGGCTTTAACCAGGGGCTCATAGGCGATCCGCTCTTTCGCGCACCACTTGCGCAGAGGCTTGGTGTCCATGAAGACCACGTTACGATCAGTTTCGTAACGAACGTCGAGCTCGTTGTATGGGGTGCGCTCTGGATCAACCAGGTCCGATACATCCTCAATCTTTTTGCCCCGCACGGTGGATGCGATGCGCAGGGTGCGGCCTTGAGACTCCGCAAGATAGCGCGCGATAATCTGCTCGGGGGAGAGCATGCCTTCATTCACGGCGGCTTTATGTTCTTTTAACATGTTAACAACCCAATCAAAAAGTTTCTTTTCATTGTAAGTAAGCAGCCCCAGGCGCTTACTCAACACTAGCGCGGTCATCGTCACCGATGCTGCCGCAGACCAGTATCTGTTTGCGCTCTCCAACCCCGCGGCGGTGTCGACTTTGCGCTGGACTTTGCGAAGCAGCTCGGTCACCGACTTACGGTTCTGGACAACATAGGAAATAAACACCGGCCCTGCGGTGCCTGACACGCCATTGAGTTTATCGGTCAACTGGTCGGTGACAGATTTGTCATTGAACTGGTACTTCGCTGCGTGAAACTCCAGCATGCGCTGCGCTTCCGGGTCCCAGTCGGTCTTGTTTGCTCGGATCAGCTCGACTGCGGATGCGTTACTGGTCATGAAGCTCAACAATGCCCAGGGCTCGCCGCGGCGCCGCTCCTCGTTATTCTTGCCGGACATACGGTTCTTCTGCTGCCCTGCAGTCACCTTAAAGATCAGCTCAGACAGCTCTCGCTCACCGCTCAACGTGATCTCGTCGAGGAGCACGGGCAGGTTTTTGAATATCTCGAGGCGGTTCATGCTCGAGTTAGCCGTGTCGTTCAGGTGCATCTTCATGCGTGTCGGGTCGCCCCACACGGACAGCCCCGCGGAAGCGATCGTGGTCTTGCCCAGTCCACTCTTACCGAAAACGTTGATGGACAAGCCGTTCCACCCTGTGAGGTCCATGAGCGGAGCCCCGAGGGCCGCGCACATCATGAACTGAAAGATCTCCATACCGTCGCGATCAAAGAACTCCGCGACTTCTTTCCACTCCTCCAGGGTGCCCCTGGGGTCGAAGGCCCCCATGAACTGCGCCGTCGAGGTAGACGGTGGGTTATGCAAAACACTGCCGTCCGGCATGTACTCTTTGCTGCCTAGGACAAACGACCGGGCGCTCGCCGGGCCGGTCCATCCGAACTGTCTACGCGCTGCGAGCGCTGACTCTTTACTCTGTAAATGCTCTATCCACTGAACCATATATGCCACCAATAAGCCTAAGGACTCCCCATGTGCGGTGATGCCGTGCTCGGCAACACACTTTCTAAACTCCTCTTTCGAGGTGATCGACGTTAGCGGTACGATGAACTCCTGCACGCCGTCTTGTGGCAGGTGCAGGCGCATAATCACCATCTCGCCCTTGTCAGGATCTTTGACCCGCTTGACCGCGTAGAACGGATCTCGATAGACGAAGTGCGTGTACTCCTCCCCATCGCCGTCGACTTTTTTGATACACACTGCATTGCGGGGGCCGTTGAAGAACGGCTCTGGGTACGCTGGGACTACGATCTGTTCCCCGTCTGCGACCACGATGCCCGTGGCGTTATCTTCGTCGCCGATAAAGTCTTTGGTGCCCTCAGGACGAACCGCCTCTACAACTTCATCCTCGGCGTCGCGCTCTGGAATGTACCGCCCGAGCTGGATCGGGTTCGTGCATTTCTTCGCCACCGGGCAGTTCTTGCACCCCTCTGGGTTTAACTGCTTGAACTTGTCGCACCCATACGGGCCCTGGATCTCGCTTAGTTTCTTCTCTGTCTCCTCTGGACTGTAGTCCGGGTGCCTGCGGGAAATCTTATGTGCGGAGGCCACTCCGTCCTCGCACACAGAGGCGATAGATAGCGCGGCGCGCCACAGAGGTTCTTCCAAGGTCGCCTGATTGACAATCGCGTTTATGATCTGCGCGCACCCGTTGCCGCGCTTAGACCGGCGAACAATATCGGCGAACGAGTATTTGTAGATTGACTCCATCGCAGCCAAAGACTTCTCGGTCCTGGCCATCGCGTCTTTCATGTTCTCGGTGGGGCGTAGAATCTGCTCGATCCCGGCTTTAGACCCAACCGCCTCGGCGAAGGCTTCAAAACTCACGGCGCCCTGCGCCAGGCTCACGATCTCGACTGGGGCCGGGTTCTCTCGTTTGTAGTTGTCCGTGCCGGGGATGCGCAGCACGCGTGATTTATCTAGCGTAACCGCCGGGTCGGCCTCGAGCTTGTGCGTATCGCACATGGCCTTGAGCTTCTTAGCTACACGGGCCCAAGCATCTACCGGAACTGCCTCCTCAAGGGGCCAGTATACATGCACCCCATAGCCGCTCGACACTAGGATAGGGGCGGGGAGGCCGATAGCGCGGCGGAATGCCGACAGCTTCGCGATCGCATCAGTTTGGGTTCGAAATGGTTTTCCGGTTCCGCAGTCTAAATCTAGGAAAAACGCTCGCATGCTCGCGGCGTTTTCGGCCTTGCGGGACCCGGCTTCGTTGAACGACGCCAAGGCGAAGTATACATCATACCCTGCGTCATTCGCGCGCTGCGCGTTCGCAAATAGGGCTTCTGGTGAGCTGTAAAACTTCTGGCGTCGGGCATCTGCCGCGCTGTTAGCGGCAAAAAGGCAGTAGTAGCCTTCATCGGGCAGCACCGCCCGCAAAAACTCTGTTGGCTGCATAGCCCGTAACTCCAGGAAAAAACGGCCGGGCAGTATTGCCCGGCCTTAACAAACTTACACCGAGAGGGTTACCACTCGTCAAGCTCATCTTCCGCAGAGGTATCTACTACTGCAGCGGCCTTACGCCCGCCGCGCTTTTTGGGTTCCTCGAACGGGATGTCGTCCTCGTCCTCGTCGTCCTGAACTACCGCGGTCTTGCGTCGGGCAGTCGTAGCTGCCTTCGGCTCGTCGTCGGTGTCCTCCGCCTTGGGCTGGAAGTTGAGCTCCAGCATCTGCGCGATCGCCGGGTCTTCTGCCTTCTCGTCGACCATATCAAACGTATCAACGTCGAGACGCTCGGTAGGGGTGAAGAACAGCTTGGGGCCCTCGGCATCGGTATCGAAGGTGACTTGCGTCACGACGGCCTGCACGGGGGTCTGGTGTGCGGCCAGGGTCTTCAAATACGCCTGCAGTGGGTAGTCGTTACCGTCGGCCTTACCAAACAACGACATGGCCGGCACGGACATGAGGTAGACATCGTCCCACTTGTTGTTGAAGTAGAACGCCAAGTTCATGCTGTACCGGCACGCCTTACCCTGACCAGACCGTGCGGAGCCCTTGATGTTCATGTCGCACTTTGCGCAGGTCTTGCACTGACGTGCAGCGGCGGGGACGCGGTCATCAGGAGCCACGCCATCATTGGACCAACAAGCGGGGAACACCGGTGCGTCCGCCTTAGGGTTATAGTCCTTGTCGTAGTAAGTGCGTAAGACCGGGCTCGTATCAATGATAACGATGTCCATGCGGCCGTCTTTAAACGTATGCACCTGCTCGCTACCGTGCATGACGCGGAACACCTTGCCGCGGATACTTACACGCTTATGGTCGCCGCCACCGCCAGCGGACTTACGGGTCCGGTCTAGCGATTTCTGATATCGGCTACTGGTTGTGAGGTCGGTCCCGCCCTTAAGGACGTCGAGTGCGTTAGCCATTGGCGGCTACTCCTTGCAAATGTTTGAGGTGTTCGATAATGAGGTCGGCATCATAGTATGTGCGCGCGCCAACTTGCAACACGGCTTCGTCGGGGATTTGCCCGAACTTGCGCATGTCTTTGATGGTGCTAGGACCTACGTTCATGTATTTGGTCGTGGCGAATAGTGTGCGCCACTGCCCGGGGATGCCGGTAAAAACGCGAATTACGTCTTCGGGTGCTGTATCGGTCATTTTGATCTCCGTACGGTTAGTGAATAGGTTGAATCTACGTTAAGCCCCGGAACTGCTGCTTCGGGGTTTTCTTCCAAGAAGGCGCGCACCTGACCTTGGTTGAGGCGCTTCTCGTAGAACTCTGGGACATTATTCTCACGAATGAACTCGTGCATGCTCTCCCAATCGGACGCCCAGTAGCGGGTCTTCACACTGCGGATAATCATGCCCGCTGGGGTGTTGATGCTTGTGGCGTCCAGTGTCTTTAGGTGAGACATCAGCAGATCGCCGATGTCGTTCATGTCGTTCTCGATACGCGCCTTCTTTTCCTCGTACTGTTTGGCGAGGTTGGATTTGCGCTCGCGCAGCGATATGTACTGCTTGACGAGGTCGACAATGGGTTTGTCAAGTGTCATGAGGTTCTCCGTTGTTGTCCCACGAAACATTCGTGAGTTAGTTATAAGTCTTATATAAACCAGTTAGGCTTTTATGTCAAGCACGTCACCGTATAAACTGATTAACGCGTCGTGATTTTTTATGCGCTTATCCAACATAGCATACATCCGCGCCTCTGCCGGCGACCCGGTCAGCTGCACAACGGTACACTTGTTATTCTGCCCTGCACGGTCCACACGCGCATTGGCCTGGGCATAGGTCTCTAGCGAAGGCACAGGGGCCCACCAGACGACGGTATCGGCGGCGGTAAGCGTAACCCCGTGCGCCGCGGCTTGCGGCTGGATCACAAGAACCCGTGGGTTCTTAGTCTCTTGGAACTGCTTAAAAATATCGGTGCGGTTGCCAGCGCTTACGTCCCCGGAGATGACTTCAGTTGTAAAGCCATCCTTGACAAGTCGCTCACGAAGCATCTCAATCGTGTGCCGGAATGGCACAAAAATCAGCACTTTATGGGCCGCCTCGTCGAGCACCTCGCGCAGGGCATTGTACCGGTTAGATACGTCGAACTCGACCGTCTCGCCGTCGTCACTGTAGACCGCACCAGCCGATATCTGCAGCAGCTTGCTCATCTTTACCGCGGCGTTGACTGCTGTGACCGTCTCCCCCGCTGCCTCGGTCCGCGCGACACGTCGAACGTCATTGTAGTACTTTTTCTGCTGCGCAGTGAGCTCGACCTTGCGCTTGGTATATACAATGCCCGGCAGGTCTAGACATTCATCTTTCGTGAATCGGATCGCGGGCTGCAAGGCTTGGTGAACAATCTCCTGATACCCTGGGCGGGGTTCATAGGTGAACTGGCCGGTCTTAATCATAACCACATCCCGCCACCGGACCATGCTACGAGGCACGGCCTCAGGGTTGATAAACCTGGCCAATCCATGCGCGTCGACAGGGCTCTGAGCGGCGGGTGTGCCGGTCATCATCCACAACCAGGTATCCTCGTCTACCAGCTTAGCCAGCGACTTCCAGCGCTGAGTCTGGGCGTTCTTATAGTGAGTGGCCTCGTCGACAATAATAAGGTCAAACCCTCCTTTCTTGTACAGGTCAACGTGCCCTCTAACGCCGTCATAGTTCGTTACGACGATCTCGGCCGGGCCATTGATAACGGCTTCGCGGCGAGCCCTTGGTCCGTAGGCTACATCTGCGGCTCGGTGAATGGCAAATGAGAACAGGTCGGAACGCCACGCGGAGTCCATGATAGACACAGGACACACTACCAGTACTCGACTGATAAAGCCCTCGTTCATCAAGTAGTCAGCAGCCCAGATGGCAGATGCGGTCTTTCCTGTGCCCATCTCGTTGAAGCAAAACGCGCGCTTGTGTTTAGTTAAGAACGACGCCGTTGATTTCTGGTGGTCGTACGGCTTGAACTTACCGGTCCACGTATACTTTCGCTCGATGGGACTAGGTGCACGAATGCCGAAATCATGCAGAGCCTGTACTTCCGGGATATCCCATTTCACCGCAATTCGACCGTCTGATAGCCTCTTACTATTGCCGATGGCCGTAAGAAGTTGCTCGGCCCCGGGGGTATCAAATACCAGGGCCTTATCGTTTAGTATCTCCACGCGAGATCCTTACTTAGATTTAGGGGTTTTCTTCTTATAGTTACGCGCCCGGTTCTTGCTCGGAGCTTCCAGCTTATAGCCGTCTTTGTTGTCTCCGCCGTTCACGAACGCCTTATTATGGCTGATGTCCTTGCCCTTACGTGCAGCCTTGCCATGCTTCTTATCAAAAGCCCGGCGGGCTCGCTGCCGCTCCATACGCTTCTCGTGCTCGCCGCGCTTCTTCTGCAGCTCGTACTCACGTTTGTGGGGGCGGGGTTTGTTTACGTAAGGCATATAAGACTCCTAGGGGTGTTTACTGGTCTCCGCCGAGAGGGCTTCGCACGCCTCTAGATCATACTCTAATTGGTTGATTTTATCCAGGGAAGCGGAGATCATAAGCACCGTCAGGCATAAAGCCACGGCGGCGCACGCCCCAGCAAATCCGTTCGCAAATGCGGTCATCTCTCTTCTCCTTAGTCGTTTTTGCCATTGTGCGGGCAGTCCATGACATCGCACCAGGCGCGGCACAAGCCGCTGGGTTTTGGGTTCCATACGTCAGCGTTTTCGGCCTCGTGCATAGTCGCTAGTTTCTTCATCCACTTCCCCCAGAGCTGCGCCTCGTCCGCAGCGTGGGACTCTCCCTTGACCACGCCTTTAGCCACAACAAAGATCAGTGCCGCCTTGACGTGCTTAACCTCGGGGAAGTGCTTGAATACAGCCATAGCCATAAGCTCTAGCTGATCCATGTCGGCGTAGCGCGCACTCTTAGACGTCTTATAGTCAACGACGTAGGCCGTATCTCCCTGCAGGATGGTCAAGTCGATCTTACCGCGCACCCAGACGTTTTTATCGAAGAAGTTGCAGGGCTCCAGGTCGATTGTAAGGCCGAAGGCGTATTCGGCGATCTTCTCCCCTTCCTTACGCTCGAGCGCGTCTAGATAGGGCTGATAGTGCTGCAGCTTC